TCAGATGTCCAATATGTATTGTAGTCCTACAGAATGACTCGGCTCAGTAATGCGCTTCAACTTGCACTCCTGGACACTACCATGCTATAATAGAAAATAAAAGAGGCGGCGGCTGCCCAAAAATCGGGTTCAATCCATTGTGGCACAATGATTACAGTCCATTTGAATTAAGTATCATTTTGATACCTTATTAGTATCAATTTGATACTTAATAGGTATCATTTTGATACTTTTCTATTGGTAATAACAGAATGTATATATGCATATAGGAGGTGAGGGGCTATTGAGCGACAGGGCACTAAAAGAAACAGTCAAGGTTCAAAAAGAGTATATTATCGTGGATCAGCAGACCGGAGAAGTGACGAACCAGGTGAAGAAACTAATGTATAGCGTAAAGCCTGGTGCGCGATATGTGAAAGAGTTCGCGCAGAATCCGTTGCTCCGGCAGCAAATACCACACTCAACAAGGACTCTTTTGAGTGCCTTGGCAGCCCGCCTCCCCTATGCCAATAGCGACCCCTATATCTCTCTTGGATCCGATGCGTTGAGTTCCATAGGAGAAACATACGGCCTCGGTGAGGCATCAATGAAACGCGGGTTGAAATATCTGATGGAGAACGGGTACTTGATCCGCATGGGACGCGGGAGGTACTTTTTGAATCCGTATCTATATGGTAGGGGGACAGCGGCAAATATCCTAGAACGCCAGAAGGAGTGGGACGCGCTTCAATCTCGTAAGAAAGACGAATCCCCCGCCTGACCATCACGGCCAAGCGGGGGCGTTTTTGTTATTCTGGGATTTGCACTCCGTTTTCCTTTAGCATTTCCATAATTCTCTCAAAGAAATCTGGTTTTGCTTTTTGAATAGATTCCAATACTTTTTTAGCATGGTGCCAATATCCCCTATCTCCTGAGTCTGAAGGGTATAGGCCACTTGGGCAACTAGGATAGAAGTCTGCGCTCAATGTTGTACCTCCAGCATAGTTTCCATCTTCGCTTCCAAATTCCATGGTTCCATCTTCCCGAAGCCTGCACCAATCAAAGTATTCTCCCCGCGGGCCCCAGCCGCCCTTTGATCTGACGTACCTATTCTTTCCTGAATTACTGCTCATTACGCCTCACCTTTTCTCATTTCTTTCGACCACTTTGCGGCGTATGCGTTACGGTTGCGCCTCGCCATCAGCCCCCCTCCCATTCCACCGGAACGACGAACATGCCGTAGTTCGGCCCTTGTCGGCACGCTCCAGGTGGATAGCATCAAGAATTGTCTCGGTTGCTACCACACCTATCCCCCTTCAATGCTATCATCTTCTCCCTCACCAGCTTGTCCACGACCTTCCCCACGTTGTTCCCGTAGCCACATATCTCGGCCAGCTTGTTTAGGTTCCAAGCGGTTTGAGCGGAGACGAGAATGGAGAGGCGGCGTAGGTTCTTTTTCATCCGTTTTTTAACCCCTCTCGGGACTCTTTCACTTTGTTGTCGATAATATCATCGTGAAACCCTGCATGAAAAATCCTGGTCCCAGCTGATTTCATATCTCTAACCCAGTACTCTTCTGCCTCCAGGATACAGCGGTAAATTTGGTTTTCTGCTCGTGAGAGCCCGCTCATTCTGGTTTTCCCAAGTAAACTTAGATAGTCCTTGTCACAGTATATTTTCATAACCATTTCCCGAATAAATCGAAGTTCTCGCGCCAAAGACTCATAAATTTTCTGCTTATCTGCATTATCAATAATTTTCAATATAATAACCTCCCTGCAATCCCTTACTTTCTCAGTTCCTCCACGCTTTCCTTGACCGCTCGGATGACGTACCGCACGTCTGCCTCGGTGGTATCCCATCCAATGGACAGCCGTAGAGAACCACGTCCGGTTTCCTCGGTGTACCCCATCGCCTTCAACACATGAGAGACACCAACCTGACCCTCCGAACAGGCCGAGCCGGAAGAAGCGCATACGCCCCGTTCATCCAGAGCTAGTACCAAGGCTTGTCCGTCAATACCCCTGAATACAAAGGAAGCGATGGATGGAGAACGCTGTGTGGGGTGTCCAGTCAGTTCCGTACCTAGAATAGAGAGGATGCCGTCAATCAGAATGTCACGTAGTTTAGTGAGATAGGGCACACTCTTGTCCAGGTTATTGGTTGCCCACTCAATTGCCGCACCCATTCCAGCGATACCAATTACATTTTCTGTCCCTGCCCGCTTTCCCGCCTCTTGGTGTCCCCCGTGGAGCATAGGGAGTATATCTACACCCCTGCGCACGAACAAGGCTCCTATGCCCTTCGGGCCACCGAACTTGTGAGCTGACATAGAGAGTAGGTCTACACCCGTCTCTCTCACATCAACCGAGATATGCCCGACGGCCTGGGTGGCATCGGTATGGAATAGCTTATCAGCGGAATTGGTCGCCCATGACGCAAGCGATTTCATGTCTTGTACTGTCCCAACCTCGTTGTTGACCCAAAGAATCGACATGGTATCAATGAATGTCAGGTCTATAACAGGTTTGGATGGTACAATTCCTAGATGGTCACTTTCGAGTCCGACAATTCCACCGCGCCGTCCATATTCCATCGAACTGTGCTCTACATTGCTTTTTACTGTACTAAATGCTGAAAGCACCCAAATATTTGCCTCCGTTGCCCCAGAGGTGAAGTAAATCTCGTCCGGCTCAGCGTTGATGGCCTTGGCGACCTTGGATCTGGCCTTTTCTACCAATTTTCGGGCCTCAGCACCAGCATAATGTAGTGATGACGGGTTTCCATATATATCAAACGCATCGTGCATCGCCCGTCTCGCAGGCAGGCATAGTGGCGTTGTCGCCGCATAGTCTGCGTACACATTTCGTGTCAATGTATGTATCCTCCTTGCAATTTTCACATGTGATAGAAGCAGAGCCATGCACCCGAATGGTTCTTCCACGGTGCTGAATTTTGATTTCGTTTCCATCCGTGGTGGCTATCATATTCCCACACGATTTACAAAAAACCGCTCTATGCATGGTTCCATCCCTTCTATCATCGAGATTTGGGCGGCGGGGCCCCCTTGCTTTAGCCATGGGGAGCGTCAATCCTCTCCTTGAACTCGTTCAAGGGCTATTCCTCCCCATAATGGCCTTGTATCTTCGCTCCAGTTTTTCGTCGGCATAGTCTGCATCTACGCTGTCAAGGAGGTCTCCATACTCCAGGATAACGGCCTCCATAGCGTCCCGGAATCTATCAATCCTGTCCGGGCCGAACCCGTACACCTCGTGCAAGGCCACAGCCGAGGCTTGATATACCGTGGTCAGGCATCTATGTACCAGTTCTTTCTTTTGATGTGCTGATACAGCGCCCTTTGCAGCCATGAGCTTCGCCGCGTATGCGTTCCTCCTCATGCCATATCCTCCTTCGGCGGTTCAGGGAGGGGCATCCAGTGGGTGACATGACAATTACAGACCCTGTTCCAGTCCCCGGTAATATCGTAATAGCAGTCCAGCACACTCATTGTTGTGCCAAAAAACCCAATTGGCGTACCGCTTTCACAATATTTATGCTCTTCGTTTTTGTCCATGCACCCGCCGTGCCAATAGTTTACATTGGTGCAAACGAGATAATGCCCAGGCGCATCCGGCAGCCTCTCCTTGACGCTAATCCACCCACTCATGCTGTCCGCCCTCCTCGCCGTGGACTTTCTTTTTCATCTCTTTTGCAGCTCCTTCACCCACACCAAGGGCATAGGAATAAAGCAACCAGCAAACGAAGCTTCCTACCCAGCAGAAAACCAAGACAGGCATCGGCACCACAAACCAGCCATTTGCCTTGACGATGGACAGGATGATGCCCAGGAAAAGGAGCAGTCTAATCATTGCCGCCCTCCCCGTCGTGGATGGAGCCCTCCGCAATATCCCTTGCCTTTACTGCGTCTGCAAGAGTACGATAAGCACCGATATATTTTTGCTTTCCATTTATGTCTCCATTATCCAGCCGCTTGGCTTTGAAAAGGATTTCTCTCATTGTTTTTCCTCCATCATCGTTAAAGCCTTCTGCAAGCAAGCCTGTATCTCTTCACTGATAGCAGCATTGCTCTTTGCGAATGTACTGTCTAAGTAGTTTTTGTCATGGTAAGCAAGAGTTTCTAGAGCTAACGCAACACGAATGTACTCTTCTGACGTTTTGCATACACACTCAGGGGATTTCATTGGGCACCTCCGATGATCTCGTCCAATGTGGCCCGCCTTATGCTCCTCAGCGTAGGAAACGTTTCATCAAGGTTCTCAAGACTGCCCTTATAGTTGTCTTCGTCATCATACATGTAAAATGTCTGTCCCACTATATCAACGTATGCCAATGTTTTAACAACTGGATATAGCACTTTGATAGCCTTCGCCCTCTCCACCTCCTGCTCCGTCCAGCGGGGCTTTCGGATGATGCGGTCGGGGTGGTTGATGGCATAGCAGAGTGTCTCTATACACGTGTTATAGATTTTCCCTTCTTCATCAATTCTGCAATAAGTGGATTTTCGAACCGGCGTTTCGATTGTAAAAACTTCGTCCACCTCAACCCCCAGAACCTCGCAAATTCTAGGCTTGTCCATGTTGGCCTCCTCCACCGGCGCAGGCATCAGAACTGGGTTGTACTCCCGCTCCAATTCCTCCCGGATTTTCTCTTTTTCTTCATCCAAATAACTTATTCTCCAATATCTTTCAAGCTCAATGATGTGCATTACTTGCTTATCAGAGAAAAGATACAGATGGTCTCTTACCACGGCTTCCCTCTTACTCCTATCTGGATGAGCAGACCCGCCGAAACAGCATTGGCAGTGCTCAATATCGTAATCACAAATAGGGCATTTCTCTTTCATGTTGGCCTCCTCCTTGATTTTCAGGTACTTTTCGATGGCTTCGTCCAGGTTGGCATCCCCCTTTGTGTATGGCACCCAGCAGCTTCCGTCCTCTTTCCGGTACTGGCAGCCCTCGTTCTCATCCCAGGAGCAGCAGGGGCCGGGGCCGCCGTGAGCACAGTCGCAGCACATACCTTCTATGGCGTTGGGTCCCTTATGTTTTGCCGCCTCCGGCCCTCCATCCCGTTCCATACAAAACCGGATATATTCCTCGATAAATTTCATGTCATTTTCGGCGCCCTTGATTTTCCCCTTCCAGCCGCAGGAGGGGCAGTAGAATGTATCTCCACGCCCTCCGTTCCCGCAGTTTCCGCCGCAGTTGGGGCACTCAGCGTCCATAAATATCAGGCTACTCATGGTCGGCCTCCATCCTTACAATAAATCTCCCTATTTCATGCCGCCTTGCTCGGCATTTTTTGTTGTGGCAATCAAACAGGACTCCAGCTTTTCCGGGCCCCTCCACGTCCATCGTCCTCCCAATGAGCTTTTTGGATGGGCTGGTACATTTCTCGCAGTTAGGTAATTCCAACTTACTCAGGTCTAAAATTCGGTCTGTCATGGTTGGCCTCCTTTCGCTGGCCGTAGGAGCAGAAACTCAATGGATGATATTCGTAGGTGTTTTGCTCAAGCACAAAATTTCTCCCAATAAATTCAATGCGGCGAATACATTCATCTTTGTACTTGCATTCCCAACAATAGCACCCGCCGGCAGCGTGAACAGGGTCAACCGTCGGCAACTCATCAAACATACGCTGCATGACGGCTCCAGTCACCCCATCACCACCAAAGCACTCTCGTGCATTATCCGCATCAACTAGTCTCATGATCGGCCTCCTCGTCCATGAGAGCGCCGCACGAAGGGCAAAACATAAATTTACTTGGCTCAATGCCCCAGTTGTTATTTTCGTCTTGATGGAATAAAGAAACCCCACAGTTTGTACAGCATACCCCAGAACCATAATCTGACCAGAAAGCGTGCCGCACCTCCGCAACGTCGGCGGCGGGGAGCCCCTCAAAGTCCGAAACAACAGAGGCACATGATTCGTCTGCGAAAAGCCATAGCAGATTGATAGCATCCGCCTTCTCGATGTACTCCTTCATTCCTCCGCCTCCCACTGTTTCTTCATGTCTTCGTATAACTCTTCCATCTTTCGATTCCACCCCTTGAGCTTCCGCAGGACAAGCAGGCCAAGCGCCATCCACTCCACAGCGGCTATAATTGTAAGAATATCAGCCATCCTGCTCCCTCCGTAGTGCGGCCTCGGCTTCCTTTGGGGTATCCCCAAATACACACCCGTTGTCCATATCATGTAAAACATTGATGGCGCTTGCATAATGGGCTTTTGCCGGTTTGGGGAAGCGCGCACTGCACATATACACCCATCTCGGAGGCTTGAATGGCAGCACCACGCACCGCCCTTCATCGTCGGCCTGCTTGAGTTCGCGGAGGCGGTCAATGGGGCCGAGAGCACGATATTGCTCCAGCTCTTGCTTGTCCACTCTCAGTCCGAAAGCCTCACCCTTGAGTTGTTCGATTTCCCCTGGCTCCAAGCCAGTCTCCTCATAGGCTGCGAGGCGGTCACAGACATCTTTATTCATTTGTCCATATAGGTGGGGCTTGAAACACGCCCTGCCATCGGCTGATCTTCTGGTCAACCGTTCCATGTCAGTCCTCCTTTTGGCCGTCCCACTTCCATGCGGGGCAAAGTTTGTGCAGGTCCTCTACTGCCGCATCCCTTTCCCGTTTTACCCGTTCCAGCTCAGCTTGTACGGCTTCCAACTCCTCGTGCGCCTTGACAATTTCCGTTTTGGCGCAAACGATAGGGCAGTCGTGGCACTTGTCCTCATAGTGTTTCAGACGGGTGATTTCTGCCCTGGTCTGCTCCAACTCGGTCAGAACTTTTATGTATGCCCGTTCTGCATTTTCATAGAGGTGTTGCCTATTGTCTGCGCTCCTCCTTTGCCGCTCTACTTCGTCCCGCAACCTCTCGTTTTCGGCCTGGAGTGCGGAGAGAGCAGTGGCGGCATCAAGGGCAACGCCTCTTTTCAGGTCATTCCCTTCAAAATATCCGTTTAATTGCTCAATCAGCTTCTCAATGTCCATCACTTTCCCTCCTCCGGCGGCCCATCCCAGGCTGTCCAGTATTTGTCGTACAGATCCATCGCAAACGGCTTGATGTGCTTGCAGTATAGGTACCCGTCCTTTACCCCCTCTGCAATCTCCAGGCCGCCCCATTGGAGCTGGGCTATCCCTGCACCCTCAATGTAGATTGCGGTCTCCTGGGTGATGGATTCCATCTCCTGGCGGGTGTATTGGCGTCTCATGGCGATACCTCCGGCGGGCGGCGGTAGGCAAGCCATGTTTGGCCGTATAGTTCTCTATTTCCGCAATCGTACTGGTCAAACGCCGACACAAACAAAGCCTTAATATCGTCAACGGTATGCACTAACACCCAGCAACTTTCCCCATCTTCCAGCTCGACGATATATACAGGCTTTTCCACCATATTGCCCAGCTCATTCCATGTCAGCGGCTCGTTCGGCGGGGGGAGGGTGGGCATATGCTCAACGCAGTACATTACCCGTCCCATCAATGCCTTTTGTGCATCGGATTTTGCCAGTTTATTTGCAATATTTGCAATCTCCAACTCGAGTAGCTCTCCATCAATCGCCCTTTCCATCTTTCAGCGCCTCCTTAACCATGCGTGGGCTTCCCTTTGTGGGGATTTCTTGCGTTGGCAATAAAAGCATCCATAATAAGCGTGAGACGATTATGTTTGACTTCGCCATTTCCATCGATATAAAAGTTTTTCATGCTCCACCGCTGGAGTTCTCGACCAAATGGATAATCTACCACGATATCCTGACCAATCAGGGCAATAAATTCAGGTCTGGTCATCTTTCAGCGCCTCCAATTCCTTCAATCTGATGTCCACGGCCTCGTCCGTCATGGGAGCGCCGCAGGCTGGGCAAAAGTTTTGTGCTTCCTCCATACTATCAAGGTCGTGTTCACACCTTGAACATTCCTGCCAAGTACATCCATCGTCATCAGTCATGCCTATCCACTCACCCCTCCACGACTTCTCCACCTGCTCCCGGCTGACGGGGCGGAGGGCGGAGAGGGCCATATCAATAGCATCCCAATAAGACAGCCCATCTTCCCGGTCATCCCATTCCGGAGTCCTCCGCTGTATAGTTTTCAGGCACTTAATCGCTTCTTCCCGCGTCATCCCTTTTATCCTACTCATCAGCAACCCTTCTCCTTTTATCTCCGCTAATAATCTTCCAAACATAACCAGCGCTTAACCCGTACTTCTTTGCAAGGGCGGTTGTGCTGTGTTTTCTGTCGTTTGGAATGTACTCTGTTCTAATTGCTATCACAATATCGGGCGTAGCTTTCTTTGCAAAATCTCCAATTAGCCCTGTTTTAATTGCATGTTCAATGTTTTTCTTGTGCGTAACCCATTCGAGATTTGATGCACAGTTATTTTTCTTGTCCCCGTCTATATGATTTACTTCAGAAAACCCGTCCGGGTTCGGGATAAAAGCCTCTGCAACAATCCTGTGAACACTTTTCATAACAGAATCGCCCAACCACACCTTGTCGTAGCCATTCGTATCATCATGCTTTACTAAGGTAAATCCATCAATTGTATACTTTCGGCCCAATTTGTTGATGTAAGTTCTTGGGATAGACATTATATTTCCGAAATTGCTAACGATATATTTTCCTTCAAATCCTTTCACCGGTTTCCAATGCTCTTTCATTCCATTCCCTCCAGCATCTCCATCTCCTTCGCGCTCAGAATCGGCGCGCGGATGTTCCACTCAAGCAAGGTATTATTTCTCACATAGAAAAAGTCAAACTTATATCTGAGCCATTTATGTATTTGTCTTGTGCCACATTTTTTGCACCTGACAACGGTTTCTTTCAGCCCGATTTTCTCATTTCCGCGCTCGATATATTCGGCCTCTCCGCCACAGTGAGCGCACGGCAGCAGCACTTCCGCATCCGTCAGCCGCTTGGCCGCCTCTCTATCGCCCAACAGGGCGCGCGTCTTATCGTCCATTGTTCGGGTCCTCCTTGACTGCTTTCCAGCGTTCTTTGCGGCTACACGTTCCGCCAGCCGCATCACAAATGCTCTTGGATGAGCATCGTTCACACGGTCCAGCCTTAAAAAATTGTTTCATGTACATCGCGGTGGTCGATATGCTGTATCCGGTGGCCTGGGATATCTCCTCCGGCCCATGCCCGTCCAGCGCCATGCGCTCCAGCAAATCGCGGGACGGTTTTGGCTTTTTCGCTCTGGTATGCAGTAGGCAGCCAACTCTTTTGGGGTTACAGTCCGGCAGCGGGCACTGTCCACAGATTGCCGCCTCTTCCGCGTCCCGCTCCGTGATATTGCGCTCCACGATCGGCTCCATCGCGTCCAGACTGCGCCAGGGTGCCACCGCTCCGCTGATGCCGTAGGGGTCTGCGGTTATCATGGGCTATACCTCCACCACATGGATTCCGCGCCCGGCCATGAGCTTTTTCTTAAGCTCATATTCCTTGGTTCGGAAGCCCTTCACATCTTCCACCACAGGCAGCCAGTGGACGGCGCCCGTGCAATCCGGCTCTGTAGGCCGCTCATATGCAAAGTCGGCCCGGTACTTGATGGCCCGAACACGCTCGCCCAGCGGTGTCGTGAACGCCTCCTGGAGTGTGAACTCCGGCTGGAGCTTCAAATCTCTGATTTCTCCGGCACACAGCATGAGCATGAGTTGGTCATACCGTACGGCCTCTTTCTGACTGTCGAAGGTGATGCCATTTCGCACCGCCTTCTTGTTGCCGTATTTATTCACAGGGCAAGGCCCCTTTCGTCGAGAATGTCCATCCAGGCCTCCCAGGTCAGCCCTGCCTTTTTTGCATCTTCCCAAGTGCCTGGAACCCCGGCCGCTCTACACTGACGGCGCAGCTCCTGCCACCGCTCCCGAAGGGCTTCCACCGCAGGATCTATGTAACGGGCAGTTGGAGCCGGAGTCGGAAAATTCTGTGTTTTGGGGAGCTCTGGCTGTGGGCAGCGTGAGGAGATGTCGGTCGGGTCAGGCCAGTATTTTTGTGTCCGAAAATAGCTCACCACCGCCTCCCGCACATCGTCCACAGAGTAAGGGGCCAGCGTCAGCGCCCAAACAGCCCGCAAAGCATTGTCCCTGAGGCGAGGGTCTTTAGGCCGGTAGAAAGCAAATAGCTCGAACAGCTTGTCCGTGTCCTCACGGGTCAAAATATCACGTCCTTCCTGTACTTCTACCGGAAGTCTACCGATAGAAGCCTTCTTCTCCTCCAAATTACCGCCATTCTCTCAGGAGAAGGAGGAGGAACGGGGGGATAATAGGGGGATAGAGATAGGGGGTGTGGGGGGAAGAGAAAGGGGGCAGAAGGGGGGCGGTCGTCAGGATACAGCACGGGGCACACCCCGCCGTCTATCCCTGTTCGCCCTGGCTCTTCCGACCGATACGCCTGGAAGCGTTGTCGATTAAAATGGTAGCTCCCCGTCATCATCTGTCAGCTCTGCGAACTCCGCCCCACCAGACCCCGGTTCCGCCGGGGGCGGTGTATAGGCTCCGCCGGATTCCGCACCGCCTTCCGCGTCCCGCTTGGAGTCGCCGAAGTAGACATGATCGGCCAGTACTTCGGCGGTGCGGCGCTTGTTGCCGTCCTTATCCGTCCAGTCCCGGAGCTGTAAGCGGCCATCTACCACGGCCATGCGGCCTTTGGCGAAGTAGCGGGAGACAAATTCGGCGGAGCTGCGCCATGCCACGATGTCAATGAAGTCCGTGGTCTTCTCCCCGGTCTGCTTGTCCTTGAAGTCCCGATCCACCGCCAAGGAGAAGTTTGCCACAGACACCCCGCTCTGCGTCTGGCGCAGCTCGGGATCACGGGTCAGACGGCCCATGAGAATAATCCGGTTCAGCACACGTAGCCCTCCTTCGTAATAAAGGCCCTTAGTTCATCCGGGCTGTAATAGACCCGTACTCCGATTCTGACGCACCGGATCTTTTTATCGTCTCTAAGCTCGTCCAATGTATCCACACTGATGTTCAGCACATCGGCAGCCTCCTTGCGTGTCAGTAGTAGCTTTTCCATTCCATTAACTTCCTTCTTCGTGATGTTGATGCAGGAACACATACCGGCTGTTCGGCCCCATCTGTTGATAAAGCCAGTCCTCCGCCTGTTCCCGGCTTAAATGGTTCTGCGCAGCGGCCCACTCATACGAGAACTCACCCGCGGCCCTCTTTGCCTCCATGCGGGCCTCCAGCTCGGCCCGGGTGTGGTTTGCCTCCACCATGTAGAGGTCGTATCCCCTGGCCTCGATGCCGTCCAGCGTGCCGGTGTCCGTTGCGTAGAAAAGGTGTTCTTTCCCGTCAAAGATGTGCCATGCACAGTTCGGGACGTTGTGCGGTATGAACTCCGGCCTCACACACGCCAATCCTTTATATAGCGCCGCATCCGCGATGTCCTTGTAACCATGTGGGCTTATCACATCAATCCGCCGCTTGTCCACCCCGGCCTCCAGCAGCGGCCCGACCATCCACTCGCAGCACCCCCAGCGGATGGAGGGCCGCTCTTTTGCAAGGGCCCGCACCGTCCGGGGGTTGAAATGGTCTCCGTGAATATGGGTGAGCAGCACCAACCGCAGGTCTTTCTTGACCCGCTCCAGGGCTTTGAAGGGCACGCCGCAGTCAATCAGAATACGGTCGTTGATGACCACGGCGTTGCCCTTGGAGCCGGTGGAGACGATGTTATAGGTCATTGAGGTTTACCTGTTCGTCGCCAGTGTCCCCAGAAGCCTCGTTGCCATCGCCCTCCTGCGGCTCGTACTGAACTGGCTCCGGAAGTTCGGCGGGCGGTGTCTGAATGTAGTCGCCATCCTCAGCAGCCACAGCGTCCGCCTCAAAGGCCGTCTGGAGTTCAATAGACATGACGCCCCACTTGGAGATGAGCTGCCGGAGCATGGTCTTGAAGGCCATAGCATCGAAGTCCTTCTCCCAGAAGGTATAACCCTTCTTGGCCGCGTATCCCTTGGAATATCGAAGGGCGTGGGCCTCCATCTTGTCCCGGCTCCAGTAGATGGTCTTTCGGAAGCCGTTCAGATACTCGAACATGGCGAGATAGCCGACGGTGGCGGAGTCCTCACGGGCTAGCTCATCCGGGTTGAGATTCACCTCCACCTCCTCGGTGAGAGGGTCGAATCGAACCAATTCCCCGGCCTTGACGGCGATCACGTTCAGGTGCTTGTAGTAGCCGGAGCGGAGGGCAAGCTGGATATATCCCTTGTAACCAAGGACAAATTGGGCGTCTGTCGTCTCCGGTTTTATCAGATTGCCTTGACGGTCATATTTCGCCTTATTTTTGAACGGGACGAGGTAATACTGTCCCAACTGAGGAGACGGAGAAAGATTCAGGCTTTCGCCCAGCAGAGCGCCGGATAGGATGGTGGCCGGGTCGCATTCCTGGAGCGCCGGGTTTGTTGCCACGGCGGAGGTGATAGAGGCCACAAATCTCTGGGCCTTCTTAGGGTCACGCAGGGTATTGTTAATCATCTTCTGATAGCCCGGCGTGGAAATCATCACGGAAAACTTGGGGCGCTGGGCCTGGGTAGCTACTGCGTTACTCATAACGGATTCCCTCCTGATTCAAAAATCCTTTTAACTTGCGAAGTTGTGGTTTTGTAGCGTGAACAGTGAAGGTGCACTTATACAACTGTTCGGCCTGCACGGGCGGATCCACGGCAGTAGGCACGGCGGCCTCAACCTTTGCCACCACTTCGGCCTCCCGTGCCCTCTGCACTTCCCGGAGCGCCTGTGCCTCCTTCTCGGCCTCAATGCGCCGGTGCCGTTCCTGCACGGCAGATATGGCCGCCGGGGCGTCCAGCGTCCGCTTGAACTCCACCATGATTTCCTCGGCGTCGTCCATGCCGGAGATCAGCTCTACGCTGCACGCAACCCCGGCCACGAAGTCCGCCAGCTGCTCCCGCAGCTTCTTGGGTGTCTTCTGTTTGGCGGAGGCCATGTCTACCTTCAAACCGGCCTGCTCGAACCGGATAAAGTCGATGCGCTCGGCGGCACACAGTTCCGCGAAATACTCCCGCAGACCGTCCTCGCAGCGCTGCTTGATTTCACGCTCGGTGGCGTCTACCTTGCCCTTTAACGCCGCGTCCGCCGCCCTGAAAGCGTCACTGACGCACTCCTTATAGACAGCCTCAAACTGTTCGTAAGGGCCGAGTACGGCTTTCTTTGCCGCCTTGCGCTGCTCCTCCAGCGTCTGGAACTCTTTATTCAGATCGGCCCGGACGGCTTTCACGGCCTGCACGGTCTCCTCATTACAGACAAGGGCGAGTGCTTCCCCCACCCGCTTGTCCACGGTCTCCTTCATGGCCCGCAGCCGCTCCTCGATTACCGGGAGCTGGGCCACGCGAATCAACTCGTTCATTTCTTCCCCTCCAGTAACATTTTTCGCAAAGATGCCCAGGCATCAGTGAGAATAGGCCGTAGATTTCTCCGCCGCACTCGCGGCAGTAAGCGTACACAGGCTCCTGCTGCACATCCCGATACGGCGAAAAAGGCAGCCACCACTCCATATCAGGCAATCGCCGGAAGCACCGCCCGCGGGCAGCCATCCTCACGCATATAAAGAAATCCGGTTCGGCCATCCGAGAGGCGGATATGCACTGCCCCGTCCAGGGCGTTAATCTCGTCGATTGGATAGCCGATATTCTCCATCGCCCAGCGCAGCAGGGCGGAAATATTTCTGGTATTCAGCATTGACTTCCCATCCTTCGTGCCCTAAAATAAGGGCAGATGTTCTTTCCCTTGCCGCCCTCCGGTCTCGCACACCGGGGAGCGGCGCTTTTATTTGTAAATAACGGCTTCCGCTCGTGTAATAAAATGATGAATGCCAGTAGAGCACTCGTTCCAGCGGTCATCATCAAAATCAGACACTTCAACGATTTCCCCTATGGTATAAACAAAGTCCGGATCATAATTGCTCTTTACCTGGCCGCCAGCAGGATTTCCGTTGATATCTGTGATACTCAATACCTTGGCCTTACTGGCGCGGCATTTTCGGCTAGTAGCGGAGGACCGGCGTGCATCTGCGGGGATTTCCAACTCCACAACAAGGCCACTTGCCTTTTTATAGCCGATATAAGAACCGGAATCTGGGCATTGCAGCGGGTAAAAAACTGTATGAATATCCCATATCATTTGATCCATAGATGCACAGCTCAGGTTGGCATTGCTCAGGTCGGCACCGCGCAGGTTGGCACCGAACAGG